GACAGCGTCATACAGGTGACGACAAGCACCTCTACACCTGACGGATTATACCGAGTAAAGAGTGTCAAGTTTACAGGGGAAACTCACGGGAGTGCTTGGTACATGGATATTTCAGGCGAAGATGTTGGGAGGGAATACTGATGACTCTTGAGAAAATATTAGTCAATTTCCTTGAGACATACATGCAAGGATGCTTCTTTTGTATGCCAGCGGTCGTGCTAAACGTAAAGGATGAAGAACAACTCCGTGTTGATGTCCAACCAATTGTAAACAGAACATTCCGTGATGGCAGTGAGCCTGAATACCCCGTGCTAATGTCTGTGCCATGTTACATGCCCCACACCAAGCGCAGCGCACTCACAATGCCTGTAGAGCAAGGTGATACTGTACTATTGGTTTTTGCTCAAAGAGACATTGAGCAGTTCAAGCTTGGTACAACCACTCCTCACGCAGGCAACTCTCAAAGATGGATGGATGTAAACGATGCTGTTGCTCTTGTTGGGCTGAGTCCGTTCTCGGAATCACCAAACCTAGCCAGAAAACACGCCCTCCCTCACAACCCAAAAGATGTAGTGTTGATCCACAACATGAGCACGCCAAACGAATGTGAACTAAGGCTTGGTCAAGATGGAAGTGTATCCGCTACAAGTCCGACAGTTGTAAAAATATCTGCCCCAAATATTGAGTTGAATGTCGTATGACTCAGTCTTGCATCAACATCACCATCCCAGACCCCAGTGACATTCTAAAACACCTCATTGAAAACTTCATTCCTTTAAAACAAATTGAAATGTTGATCGGATATGTTGATGGATTGTTTGATGGGCTTAGTAGTGATGAGCTAAAAAGACCAGTACTGTCGTTTTCGTTAGTACCAATGCTGGCTTTGAAGATTATTAAACTCATTGCCGACCCAATTATAGCAGTTGTTGGTGGTGCAATTGATGAAATACTGCCCGAGTTTCTAGGGGTAATTTCTTTTTCAGAGATTTTGAGCTTTGACATAAAAGCCATTCTACAGAGGATTTCTGACGCAGGGCTTAACATAGCAACAGGTGTTATTCAAGGGTTTGTCTCTCCAGTGAACAAGTTCTTTGATGTTGTTGTTTCAATAGCGTTGTATGTTAGTGATTGCATTTACAAGATTGAGACCATCATCAAAAGGTACACTCAGATTGTAAGTGGAGCTACGCTGACATTTCCAGACCTTCCAAAATCACCACGTACAGTTGATGATCTTGTAGATTTATTCAACACACTGCTAGATGATCAAATTGAAAGTCTTTTTGATGCAGCAAAATCTATTGTCAATGGGATTGAATTCCTAGGGTACAATCTACTGAGTTTTGACGGAAACACTCTCGGTAAGCTGGCCTGTTCAGTTGTTGATAACGCCAACAAATTGCTTTTTGCAACAACCTCAGCAATGCTTGCACCAATCAAAATACTGGTAGATTTGATAGAAAGCATACTAGGTGATTTTCTGACAATCGCAATTCCAAAAATATGTTTTGAGGTGGAGTGATGGACATCAAATACTCTAGCGGACTTCAGCTAGTAAATGGCGGTCTTGTTACAACTGAATCGTTAGCTGACAAAGTTCGACAACGCCTATTTGTCCGTTTAAGAACATTCATCAACACTTGGTTTTTAAACCTTGACTATGGTGTTGATTATTTCGGCAGTGTTTTTGGAAAAGGAAGGACAAAGGCTGCTGTTGATGCAATTATGCGAATTGAGATTGAAAAAGAGAAGTATGTTGGCAGCATCTCCTCTTTTTCAAGCACCCTTGTGAACAGGCAATACTCTTTGCGGTTTTCAGTCAATGTCACCGACCAAGCCCAACCTGTAAATATAACTCTTTTGATGACCAATGATGGTTTGTTCCTAACAGACCAAAACGGAAGCATTTTAGCTTACTGAGGATAAGATGGCAGTATTGAATGAACGTGGAATTGTTACAGACAACATTCCAACATTGCTTATTAAGTTGAAGCAAAATCTTGAGACAAACCTGCTGCCAACACTCCCTGTTGGAGAGACAATTGATCTTGATGATAGCAGCGTACTTTTGAGGCTATTAGCACCAATTGTTGAGCTGATCTATTTGCAAGAAGAAGCTGTTCAGGGTGTATACTCAAACCTGAGCATTGATACAGCATCCGCTGAAAAGCTTGATGATCTTTGTGCGCTAGGTGGTGTATACAGACTTGGTGCGAGTGCTGCGAATGTGCTGCTTATGTTGTACGGTGAGCTAGGTACAACCATCCCCATTGATAGCAATGTTTCAAGCTCAATCACTAGCGATGTATTCTCCACCCTTGAAGAAGTTGTACTCGACACCAACAACATCAATGGGGCAGATTTTTCTTTTGATGCGATTGGGACAAACCACGATGTATTAGTCACTTGGTCTGTTGACGGAAGTCTGAATACAAATGTCCCCATCATTGTGGCAATCCTCTCAACAGATACAGCACCACAGGCAGCTTTAAAGGTTGCAAACGCTGTCACAGCTACAACTGACAACCTTACAGCAACTGTATCAGGGGACAATGTACGCATCATCCTGACAAACCAAAACAGCACAGGAAGCTTTACCGTCACAAACCTGACACAGGTCAATGTGTTTAAGCCAGTTGATGCAAATTGCCTGACTCTCGGTGAACGTCCCCAGAATAGACTCACAATCAACACCATCCAATCACCTGTACTAGGCTGGCTCGGTGTTACAAACCCATTTGACGCAAATGAAGGAACTTTTGCCGAAAACGATGAACAACTTCGCAGACGTTACATCCTAGCTAAAACCTCTGATGGAGTTAGCACCTACGACAAAATGCTTGGCGCGTTGAGGAATGTCAGTGGTGTTCGCTTTGCTGATATGTTCAACAACCGCCTTGGAACAACTGTAAACGGTGTTCCATCTCACAGCTTTGCACCAATTGTGTTGGGTGGCAGTGAAGCAGATATTGCTCAAGCAATTGTTACAAATCATCCAATGGGTGTGAACAGCTTTGGTGACATTACTGAGATTGGCTTTGACATCAACCAAAACCCAGTAAGTGTGCAGTTCAGCAGACCAGACCTTGTCCCGATCAAAATCAACCTTGTATTGTCAATTGAACAGACCTTTGCTGACAACGGGGCTGCATTAATTCGACAAGCCATTGTTGATTACTTTAACACCCTGACAGTTGGTGATGACATCTTATACAGCCGCCTGTTTACACCAATCAACAGTATTGATGGATTCAGTGTTGTAAACATGCAAATTGGCCGTGTTGGTGGGTCGTTTGGTACAAGCAACATCGTTATCCAATACAACGAATTACCAACCATTTCGTTTGATGATATTACCTTTGGCGGTGTTTGATGGAAAGCATTGACTACCAAGAAAGAGTTGACAGCAGACTAACAGACCTTTTCAGGAATGACCCTGTCTACAAAGGTATACAGAAATCTGTTGTTGACATCCTTCAAGAAAAGCAAGATGAGCTTTTTGCGCTGCAAGAAGCCATCTTCAACATTGATTTATCAACAGGGAAAAACCTTGATCTAATTGGTCAGGTTGTTGGTCAACCAAGAAAACTGATTGGCCTAGATGATAACCCATACTTCGGCTTTGATGGTGCTGAGAACGCACAGACATTTGGTACAGTTGCCAACCCCGCTGTTGGCGGAAACTTCAGAAGCTTGATCAATAATCCTTACAGCAACACTGTTCGAGCGGTTGATGATGAAACATACCGAAAGCTTTTGAGGGCACGCATCCTCTCAAACAAGTATGACGGGACAATCAATGCTATTCTTGAGGTGATCAACACCATCTCAGGGACAACAACCACCAAGATTGAACCAACCAGCGAAAGCTGTGTTTGCGAGATTATTGTGACAGCACCAATCGACCCCCTCTTGGATTACTTTCTTTCTCAAAGAAACAGAAAGAACTCTCTCATACCAATCCCTCTTGGTGTAAACACCAAAGTAATTGCAGTTTAACTTGGAGCAAACATGGCTATTAGCAAACCAGACATGCAAAACATCTGGGCAGAGGCTGGTGCAATCTCTGTACCCCCGTCAGCGGAGATCAGTGAAGGTTGGGTTGTTGAAAAGCCACCTTTTGAAGAAGCTAACTTTGTTGAAAACCGTCAAGACCTAGGCATTGCCTATCTATTCCAAGAAGGTATTTCAGAATGGGATAGCTTGACAGAGTACCAACCAAACAGCTTCGCCAAATACAACGGGGTTGTCTACAAGTCTAGCGGTGTTAATACAGGTGATCAGCCTAACATCAGCCCATTGATTTGGAGTGTTGCCTTTGATAATTTTGGCTCAGCACAAGATGTTCAGGACAACCTAGACACACTGACTAGCACACCAGACCCATTTCCACAGTACGCACTTGAAGATGGTGCAGTATTCACAGCCAAAGCCTACGGAACAAGCTTTAGTGCCGACAGTGGACTCCCTACAGGGAATGATAGTGATGTTGGGTACACTTTTGACTTAGAAGGTGACACAGGTGTATTCAAGGATGGTGGTGATATTGTCACCATGCTAAATGGTGTTGAGAAGCTGCGCATTAAGCCGTC